CACGGTCGCCACCTCCTGCGCGATCACCCCGATCTGTCGGCTTCCATCCATGGTAAAGCGCACCCCGCGCAAGGATCCGACGAGGGCCAAGGCATCTGCGATGGTCTCGACCTCGGTCTTGAGGCGCGCATCCGAGGAGGAGACAAAGTTTGGCGCGGTCACCACGCCGGTGAAGGTGGCCCCAGCAAGCGCCGCCTTTTCCGCAATCACCGCATCATAGTCGGCGGCGGATTTCTGGGCCATGGAGCCAAGCCCAAGGTTTGCCCGCGCCACGGCCGTATTTGCCAAACCCGCCAGATTGCCCGCCGCATCCAAAAGTGCATCCCAACCGGTGTTGGTGGCATTGCGCCGCCGTAAGACCGGCGGCGAGACCGAGGTGTCTACCCATAGCATACCCGCCACCGTGGCCGACGGCGCCAAGGCCCCAGCACTTGTCGATTGCAGCGCCGCAACGATCTCGTTGATCCGCGCGCGAACGGCCGCGCCCGCATCGTTCGCGATAACGAAGCTGGATGTCTGGGGCATATCAGCGTTTTCCGTTCTCAATCAAAAAGACATGCGGGCGTTCGCGTTTGAGGCGGAACTGAGCGGCAGCGACGGCGCGCTCCATAGGAACGCAAATCGCGTTCAAACGACCTCGTCGGCGTAAAGCCGCAATTGACTGACGATGGGCGTATAAGACGCGTCCTTCGTCATGAGATGCGCCCGCGCCTGAACCGCCCGCGCCTCGATTTCATGGGCGTCGAGACGGCCCCAGGGACCCCAGGTGGGGGTTTGCGTGGGATCATCATCAGTCTCGCGGATCTCGAAGAGCACATCGATCTCCGCACCAGCCGACCCGTCAAAATCCGCCCAAGCATCCATAAGCGCGGTCCTGGCATCGATCCGGTCATTCAGCGCCAAGGCCGCAAGCCCAATCTCGGAGCGCAGCCGCACGCGTTTCACCGCACCGAGATCTAGCCCAGCGGCGAAGCTGTACTGCCCCTCCATCGCGGTGACCTGCGTCACGCCATTTGCCGATGCCGTTGCCAGCGTCAGGTTCGTGCCGCTGACCGCCAGGCCGGATTGCGCGCCGACAAAGCCAGGATCGGCCTGCAGAAAGCCCAAGGGCGAGAAGGCCAGCACCTGCGCCCCCTTGGTCGAGACCCGGACCTCCGGGCCGGCGCGGCCGCCGCTGTCCTCGGCGCGCAGCAGATAGGTACCGGGTTTCAACGGCACGACGGCGATGGCCTCTCCCCCCGAGACCCGGTCCATCGAATAGCTGTCGGCCCAAGTGGCCGTCGCCTCCTTGGAATGCCGGATCACAATATTGCCGCCCACCCGCACATCCGGATCGGCCGATCGGGACCATTTCAGGATCGCGAGCCCGCCCGCCGTTTGCAGGGTCACATTCTCCAGCCCCTGTGGCGGCGCCGTCAGACCGAGGATTTCCACTGCAGTTTCTTGCCAAGGCGAAGAGACGCCAAGGACAGAGATCGCCTTGACCCGGAAGTCCCAAAGCCCCGGCGCAATGTCGCGGACTTCTAAGCCCAAACCCTCGGTGCGGCCATAATCCAGCCACTCTCCGGCAAGCCAGGCCGCCGCCTCGGAACGACGGGCCTGCAATTGATACGCGGCCACGAAGCCAGACGGTGCCGCCGCCCAAGTGATCTTGGCCAGAACCTTCAACCCACCGCCATCGCGCGTGACATAGATCTCTTCCGTGACCTGCGGCGGGCCCGGGGCGGGAATGTCATGGGCCCTCGGCAGTGCCGTCCTCGGGGCCGCGGCGTAGATCTGTTCTTCCGAGGACGTCCAGTCATAAACCAAGGGTGAGGTCTCGCGCAGAACAAGCTCGGGCAGGAGCAATGCCCCATCGCCAGAGGCCGTGAGATCAAGGCTGACGCCCTGCACTTCGAAGGGTTTGGCGGCAAAGCCCCAGCGGGCATATGAGAGGGTCACCACATCGCCCACCGTCGCCGCCCAAGCCGAGAGCTTGCCAGAAAGCCGCACCGTCATCTGCCGCCGCGCGCGCTCCAACTCGATCTTCGCCAAGCGCTGCGCCATGGCGGCCGAGATGGTGAACGGCAGCGAGATGTCGCGCCATTCCTGCTCGCCGCCGTCTTCCGCCAGATAGACGCTTGATGCGTAGGCCGGGAAGTCATCCGGCTGCCAGTCATTCTCGGGGCTAACAAATTGACCCCGCACCGCGTTGAAGTTTGACGACATCGTCACCCGCGTGGCCAGCGTCAGCCCGCCTTCCCGGACATGATCTGCCGTCAGCGCCAGATCGGGCGCCCGCCACGCACCTGCGTAGAGGCGCCAAGCCCCGCCCGAGAAGGCGCAGCGCCCGGCAAAAGCGGAGAGCATCCCCTCGATGATGGTCTTCGGGGGCTCGGACAGCGTGATCACCCCATTGCAGGTGTAGCGCGGCTCCGTTCCACCACCGGCAAGTGAGACCGTCTCGTCACAGATGTTGGCCGCCTCAACGAGCGACATCTCATCGATCCCGTCGGCCGCGCCGATCCGTGCGCCCACGCCCCAGGTCGGGTTCGCCATATAATCGGCCAGACAAAGGGCTGCGTTCTCCGAATAGCCCGCGCGTTGCGTCCGCGGATCCCAAAGGTCATCCTTGCCCTCAAGATCGACCGTGATGTTCGGGATGCCACCCGGGAAGGCGTCCTGGTCATAGGTGAGGCGCAGCCGGATGGCTGCACAGCCCCGCAGGCGGTGGTTTTCTGTCCACTTGTCGGGCAGCGCGGCTTTCAGGCCCGCGAAGGCGGTCTGGTTGGTAGCGCCGAGTTTCTTCTCAACAAGAACCTTTCCGGCCCAGCGGCCCTGCGCGACGCCGGCGGCATTCACCGCCGCTTCGCCTTCGAAATAGATCGCACCAATGGATTTGACGCGATGCGCGGCCAGCACGACGACGAGATCGAGATATTGATCGGCAGGACCCGAGGCGTGCAGGAATACAATGACCCCGCCCTTGCGGGTGCGGCCATAGACAAGATCGCGCGGCACCACCGGTTCGCGGATTGTCACCGTGCGGTTTGCAAGCGTTGCCTGCGGTTTCGGCATCAAGGCCTGTGCCGCGTAGGACAAAAGAAGCGTGCCGCCGATCCGGAGAAGGGCTGCCCCAATCCCGCCCGCGGCCAATACCCCGCCGATCGCCCCCGCGACCGCGGTGACGGCTGTCACGATGAAGGGCATGGGCGAGAGTCCTGGGTTTGAGGGGCGCGCGCGCCGCCTCAGCTAAAAAACGTAGGTATTCTGCACTTCAAGTGTTAAAGATGTGCCGCGAGTACCGCTTTTACCGGGCACATACTCCTCAAGCGCATTTCGCGGGCATGGACCATGCGCCCCGCACCGAGCAATTGCCAACCGATCTATTGCCAGATGAATGCGGGGTGACGTTGGACCATGCAGTGACCCAAGCTGCTCGGTCTCCAGGTCCATGTGAGCCCCGATGCGCGGTCCGGGTGGGGAGGCCCGGGCCGCGCAGCTTCCCGACAGCAACGTCAAATGCGTTTGGATCTAACGGGCCAAGCCACACGGCAGGAGCTGAGTGAAGCAAATTTCAGGCCCTCGGGGGCAAGCCCGACCGCCGTGGCGCCAATCACGACGCCGAAGCCCAGGCCAGTATCAGCCAATACGATGTCGCCCCGTTGGGCCTGAAGCACGGTGTCGCGCTGCCCCCCCAAAAGCGCGTTGCCCATAGCCTCAAGTGAGGACCACCCCAAGCGACGCATGACGCGAAGTCCGCCAAGATGGGTTGTATATTTGCCCCGCCAGAGCGAGGCGACATCCTCGCCGCCGGTCAGAGCCATGCGCGTCTCAAAGGCGAAGGTCGGGCAGTCGTGAAGACCCCAAACGAAGGGCCGGGAACGCGCCGTGTCGATCGCGGCCGCAAGCCTGCGCTCCCAGTGTTCAAGGCGAGGCATGGGTCTGCCCTTCTCTCAACATGTGTGCCGTTGGTCTTGCAAATATCTCGCAATGGATATACATCTCTATCAGTGTATCCAAGCAATGGAGGACTGCCATGCAAGTCGCAAAATGGGGTAATTCTCTTGCCATCCGTCTCCCCGCCGAGCTTGTTCGCCAACTGGGCCTCAAAGAGGGTGACGACATTGATATTCATGCCGATGGGACCGGCATTGCCCTCGCGCGTCATCAGCGACCTGAGGAAGTCTTGGCCGCACTGCGGCCCTTCCGTGGGCGCCTTCCCGCCACCGCGCGTCTAAGCCGTGACGATACGCATGAGCGCTAATTTTTTCGACACAAACATTATCCTCTATTTGCTGGATGAGAGCGCAAAGGCCGAGAAGGCCGAACACCTCATCGCCCAAGGCGGGATGATCAGCGTTCAGGTCCTCAACGAGACCCTCGTCAACTGTATCCGCAAAGCCGCGATGAGCTGGCAGGAAGCTGGCGTTTTCCTCGACAGCATATGCCAGATTTGCCCTGTCGTTGCCCTGACGCCCACGACCCATGAGATTGGGCGCGCCCTTGGCGAGCGTTACGGATTTTCTGTCTATGATGCGATGATCGTCGCCGCAGCCCTGCAAAATCGATGCACCACGCTCTATTCTGAAGACATGCAGGATGGCCTCTTGGTCGAGGGGCGGCTTACAATCACCAACCCGTTCAAATCCTGAACCGACGTTTATCTCACGCTGTCTCACCCCCGACCCCAAGTGATCTCTCGATCCTGGATCGCGGTCACATATTCAAACCCCATATCACCCGGGAACAGCACCTGCTGACTCTCATGCGTGTAACGCCAGGCCCGCGCCACGGTCAGGTCTATGAGACGGCTTTCATAGCTGATGGTGATCGTGCAGGTGTCTGCATCATCCTTGATTTCTGGAACATCGAGACGGCCGGAGAAGGCCTGCACCGGGTTGGAGATGATGCTGCCATCTTCGGCCAAGAGCCCAAGCCAAATCCGGCCCGGCAATCCCTGCCGCGCTTCCTCGATGGCCATCTGCACCAGATCGAGCGGCACGCCAGAAAGCGAGATCGCGGTTCCGCCAGCCACGACTTCGCCGGTCTCATCCAAGGAGCCGAGGCCCAAGAGCGACCCAGCCCCAGACCATGTCTGGCCATTCCAGCTCACCTCTCCCAAGCCTGACCAGATCCGCACCCAGCCCGAAGCAAACTGGCCCTCAAAGAAGATAACTGGCCGCAGGGTCTGATCCGCCAGCGCAGAAGCGAAGGCGGCGGTGAGATCACGCGACATGGGGGAACTTTCGCGATCGTTGCCTGTACAAGACGAAGCTTCAAAGTGCTTCGCGCGCCGAGAGGGTGAAGCGGTGCTGGTCGGCCCGGCCTATCACCGTCGGCACCGGGGCCGTCAGCCGCAGGAGCGCGGAGGGGGTGTCAACGCCAAGGAACGTGCCAGCCGATACCGCCGACCTGAGCGACGGCACGAAGGACAGCACCGCCTCACCGCCCACGGGCGCCACATCCGTGGTCAGCTGATAAAGCCGGGTCGTCACATCGGCGCCGAGTTGGAAGAAGTCGCCCGCGCGGAGACCCAGCCCCCAACCGGTGGTTTGCAATGTCGATGCACCAGCACTTTGGGCTGCGGTCACGTAAGGATTACCCACCGCCAGCGGCACCTCGATCGACGGATCGGGGAACAAAAACCGCCCCCTGAGGCCGCCAAGGGCTGCAAAGAAAGCCGACAACCGCCGTGCATTCGCCCCTTGGGTCACAGCCATCTCGATCTGATACTCCCACCACGAGGCCCCCCAATCCTGGATCTGCGAGGTGCCGGTAAACGGGGAACGCGCCTCCGCCACAGAACTGACCAGCCGCCGCTCGAGCGAGGTCACCAGCGTCTGAGGCAAGATCGGAATCGCCATAATCAAATCCCCTGACCTCTGCGCCGGCCGTCGGCCACGCTTTCCTTTGCGATGCGGGCGATTTCCGGGATAGCAGTCCGCAATTTTGCATTGATCTGTTCGGCCACACCCACCTGCGCACCACGCGCGTCGATGTTCACCGTGATACCGGGAACGGCCCCGCCAGCACGCCCTTGGCTTGCAAGCTCTCGGCGCGACAGTACGCGCTCCCCGCGCTGCAGGATGGCCGGCACCTCATCGGGCTTGAGACCCGCCCAGCCGCCCTCATGCATCCGCGGCGCGCCTGCGAAGACCATGGCGGGGACGGATCGGGTCGACCCACTGGTGCCGACAACGGCACCGTTATGCGCCACAAGGCCATCCAGAAAGCTCCCGCCGCCAAAGGCAAAGGACAGCGCATCCGCGATTGGCCCAAGCACCGCGCGTTTGAATGACAGCACCGCAAGATCGGCCAGGATCGAGGAGATGAGCGATCTGAAGTCGAACTTGCCGGTGGTGACAAACTGCCGGAAGGCGTTTTCGGCCGAGGAGAAGGCGCCCGTCAGCGTCTCGCCAAGGCCCTTGCCCCACTCCATCGCGCCCTTGGCATAGTCAGAGAGCGACTTCGTGACCGCCGCCCATCCCGTGGCCGCCTCATCCGCCGCCTTCTTCGCCGCCCCTCCAGCCCCACCGGCGGATTGGCCGGCATTTTCTAAACCCTCCGACAGCGCGTCGGCGGCAGTGGCGGCTTGGTCCAAACCCGCTTCCCCCTCGGTGCCCGCGCCGAAGATCGCGGATTTCAGGGCGGCCCAAGCGGTCATCGGCCGTGATGCCGCCTCTGACAGCATCCCCGCCGCCTCAGCATAACCATCGGCCCGGGTGCGCGCCGCCGTGGCCATGCCACCGAAGAGGTCGGGGGCATCTACATAGGTCTTGCCCATCGCGACGCGGAAGGCATCTGCCGCCGCCGTGCCCGCAGCGGTGGCGGCCCCCGCGAAGGGATTGGCAATGCCGCCAAGATCGACGGCATCAAGCGTGCCGATCTTGATGCCACCTTCACCGGTGGCCCAGTCCGGCAACAGGTCCAGCGCCGCGTTCAGCCCCTCGATGAAGCGGTTGATCCGGGTGACCACGGCATTCAGCATCGCCTCGACGCCGTCGATCAGACCGTTGGCGGCTTGATAGGCAAAATCCCCAATCGCCTGCGGCAGGGCGCCCCAGATCGCCTTCACCGCATCAAAGGCGCCTTGGAAGCTGCCGACCGCAGAATTGCCCCAGCCCACCACCGCGGCGAGTGCTGATTGCAGCCCCTCGTAGATCATGGCCTGCGCGCCAGCCCAGCCGGCCTCGACGCGAGTCCAGGCGCCTGTCGCTGCCAGGGCCAACCGGTTCCACGCCTCGGCCGCTACATCGCGCAAGAGGCCAAAGGCTGCACCAACCCCACCGACTTTGCCGACAAGCTCAGTAAACTGATAGACGAGCTCCCCCGCGCCAACGATCAGCGCACCGATGCCGGTGCGAATGAGCGCCCCGCGCAGAACCGTCAGCCCCATTGCCAGCCCTTTGACCGAAAGAGCGGCCGCAGCCAGTCCCGCCACCCAGCGCCCGGCCATCAGGGCAGCAAAAGTCCCTGCATAAGTCGCAAGCCGTCCAAGGTTGTCGAAGATCCCGTTGATCGCCTGTCCCAGCGGCCCCGTGCCGCGCGCCAGGTCAGCAAGTGCATTGGCCACCGCTTCCAAGGCAGGCGCAACCGCCGCCGTCAGACGGTTCGTGAGGCCGAGCCAGATCAGGCTCAACTTGGCAATCGCATCTCCCGTTCGTTCGATCTGCGCCGCGTCACTGGCACTGACCGCCACGCCAAAGTCGCGCACATCCCTTGCCGCCGCGCGCAAGGTTGCGGGATCGACCCGCAGGAAGGCCAGGGCTGCCTTGTCGCCAAAGAGGTCCGAGGCCACCGCCGCGCGCTCTGCCTCCGGGACAAGCGTATTCAGCGCCTCTTGAATGGCGACTATCCTTTGATCCAAAGGCAAGGCCTGCAGATCCGTCGCCGTCAGGTTCAAACGCGCCAGCGCCTTGACCGCCGTGCCTGACCCCGTCGCCGCCTCGGAAAGCCGCGTCGTCAGCTTTTTTGTCGCCTGTTCGATCTCTCCGAGCGAGACCCCGGCCAACTCCCCCGCCCAGGTCAAGACCTGCAGGCTTTCCACCGTCGTGCCAAGCGAGGCCGCCATATCCGCCTGCGCGCCGATCACCTCGAGCCCCGAGCGGATCATCGCCACACCGGCTGCCGTGGCGGCTGCGGTCAGGGCGGCCAGCGCTATCCCCGCCTTGCTGGCAAAACCCGCGAGCCGCGCATTGGCCGCGGTCATCTCAGCCGAGAGCCGGCCAAAGCCGCGCGCGCCCGCCTCGCCGATCCCTTCAAGCTCGGCCCGCACCTGCCGGCCGCCGACAGCGATAAGCCGGACGGAGACCTTCTTTTCTGACATGGAGGCGGGATCCTTGATTTTGGGCTATAGCTGTCTTACGTTGTCGATATCGATCATGGAGGCGTATGATCATGTCCGAGACCGCGACCCTTTCCTCGAAGTTCCAGATCTCCATCCCAAAGGCGATCCGCAGCGCCCAGCATTGGGAGGCAGGTCTGACCTTTGCCTTCATTCCGAAGGGCACTGGCGTCTTACTGGTCCCGGTTCCCAAACGTGATGCTCTAAAGGGCCTGGCCCGCGGCGCATCTTCCGCCGATTACCGTGATCGAGCGGACCGCTTCTGATGATCCTCGTCGATACATCCGCCTGGATCGAATGGCTGATCGGGTCGCCGACCGGCGACAAACTGGCGGCACATCTGCCTGAACAGTCCGACTGGCTTGTGCCCAGCATGGTTCAGCTGGAACTGGCGAAGTGGCTGACGCGGGAAGCGGGCGAGGATAAGGCAGATCAGGTCATTGCCTTTACACAAGTCTGCCAGGTGGTCCCGCTCGACACAGAAATCGCCATCGCGGCGGCAGAGGCCTGCCGCAACCACAAGCTTGCAACGGCCGATGCCATCATGTTTGCGACCGCCCGCGCCAAGGGAGCGGAACTGCTGACCTGCGACAAGCATTTCGAGGGTCTGCCCGGGGTCACCCTGATCGAGAAGATCAAAAGATGACAGCCCCAATAGCGACAAGCCGGGCGGAGATCTTCTTTTGTGACATGGCTCTGGCTCCTTGATTTTCGTATCACGACATGATACATACTTGGCATGATCATCAGCATTCGCGGCAAACTGACTGAGCAGGCGCTCTCTGACCGTTTCGGCAAAGGCTTTCCGGCGGATCTGGTACGGCGAACGCGTGCTATGCTTTCTGCGTTGGATGCGGCGGTTGTCTTGGAAGACTTGCGCTTTCCGCCGGGCAACCATCTGGAAGCCTTGGTTGGCGACCGGATCGGCCAGCATTCGGTCCGCATCAACGGCCAATGGCGCATTTGTTTTGTCTGGACAGATCAAGGTCCAGCCGAAGTTGAACTTGTAGATTATCACTGAAAGGAGACACGATGAGCCTGCTGCATAATCCTTTCCATCCTGGTGAAGTGCTCTCGTTGCTCTATCTGGAGCCGCTGGAGATGAGTGCGCCAGCCTTGGCAAAGCGCCTGGCTGTGCCGCGCACCCGGATCGAACGGCTGGTCAAGGGCGAGACGACCTTGTCTGCCGACACGGCCATGCGCCTTGCAACCTTCTTTGGCACCACGCCAGAATACTGGATGAACCTGCAACGGTCCTGGGATTTGGCCCGCGCCCGCGAGAAGGTAGACCTCACAGGAATCCAGCCCCTTCGAGCGGCCTAAGCGGGGCAAAGCCTGACAGATTAGCCGCCAGCGTCGGCCTGCATCGCTTCATTGATCTTGCGCACCATCACCGCCTCAATGGGCGGCAAAAGCTCCGCAACCGCCAGCACCGGGATGCCAAGGGCCGCCCCGAGCGCCAGTGCGGCCCCCATATCCCAGCCGATCACCGCGCCGGGAATGAGACGCAATTGCCCGCCAAGACGCTGAACGAGGTCCCAGATTTGCGCGCCCTCCCAAGTCTGCGGCGCGTTCAGCCGTGCGGGGCACTCGGGACAGAGGGATCCACAGGCGGCGCAATAGCCGCCGCCCCCGCCGAACTCCCAATCGGCAAGGGCGATGAGACGTTTTTTTCGGCATCCAAAAGCAGGCCCTTGGCGACATAGCGGGTCTGGAAGGCCTCAAAGACCGGCCAAAGCTCAAGCAGCGCGTCGATCGCCTCGGGGCTGACAGGTAAGACCTCCCCCGTAGCATCGCCAACGCCGTCCCAGTCGAGGATCGCGCGCCGCGCCAGCGCCTTGGCCATGGCAAGGGCGGCCTCTTCAGGCGCTGTCCCTTCGGTGAGGGCCGCAATTGCGGGATCCGCGCGGCTGGCGACCATCAGCGCTGTCGTTAGCGGGCGGAGTTTCACGCGCAGGCCGGGAAGAAGGTCACACCAGGACGGCGCACTGCAGAGATCAAGGGTCAGCATGGCGGAAGGGATCCTCTCAATAGGAGGTGACAGTGTTGACGAGGGTGGCGGTACACATGCGGGCGGGGCTCGCCGCCTTGGCTGCCTGCCAGTCGAAACTGGCCTGGATCCCTTGTGGCCCCGGGATCTCAATCCGGGGCCGCGGCAGATAGACAGCATGCGCCGTGAAGCTGAAGCTGGCATTGGCCCCAAGGCTCCAAGCAAAGACCAACTCGCAAGGTGTGCCATCCATCGCTTGGGTGATCAGCGTCGTGTCGGCAAAGCGGGCCTCAATCTTGCCGGTCAGCGCTGCCATGCCGGGATCAACCCCCTCGACCTTGCCATCCGAGCGGATGGTCTCGATCCGGTCGAGGCCGTTAGAGTAAGTCACCTCAGCCGAGATGACATTGCCAAGCGGCACCCCGTTGCGGCTGATCGATCCGTTGAAGTGGCCAAAGCGCTGCAGCGAAAGGGAGTTTGGCGTGCCTGCGGCCGTGGCGGCAGTGACACTCTCGCCCTGGGCCACCAGACGGGCCGTCGCCGTCAAAAACCCCGAGCGCGCCATCTGCCAACTGAGCTGATCGCAGACGCAGCCCGTGTACATCGCATAGCGCGGCACTTCAGGCATGGCCGTCTCGATGGCCATGCTTGGCAGAGCCCAGCCCCCCGACTGGAACGTATGAGTCTTCGGCGTGGTGCCGGTGCTCGTCGGCGCCCCGAAGGCCGCCTTCAGCCAAAGGCCGAAGTTTTCGACATCGAGCGGCACAACGACGTCGCCATCTGCCGTCACCGCGTCCTTGATCGGGGCCAGCGGATCACGCCCCTGGCCCAAAAGCTCCGAGGCAATCAGCGGCTGCTCGGAGCCGAGCGTCGTGCTGACAAAGGGCACCACCCGGAACCCCGTTGTCGGGGCGGTGCCATAGGTGGTCTCAAACGCAAGCGCCATCTGCGCCCGCGCCCCATGGGCTCGTGCCATCCTGTTTCTCCCTCTTAAGATAGATTGTGTTCACAGCGCAGCCTGCCAGCTTCCTGGGCCGGGGGTGCAGAATGAACGGATTATCGAGATATATGGCTGGCTTGACGGGTACCGCTGTCTCGCGGGGCGTAACTTTCGCGGCAGTATGGACGATGTGCCTCGCCGCAGCCCTCGCGCCGACCGCGGCAAACGCCGAAGAGTTTTCCGGCACCGTGACCCGCGTCACGGATGGCGACACGTTTCATCTGAGTGGCGTGGTCCCTGCCATCCGCGTCTGGGGCCTTGATGCGCCAGAACGTGATGAGCGCGGCGGTTCTGCGGCCACCAAGGCGATGCGCGGCTTGATCGACGGCCAACCTCTGACCTGCGTCCTCATCGACATCGATCGCTACCAGCGCCTTGTTGGCCAATGTTTCTTGCCAAATGGCCGCGACATCGCCGAAGCCATGATCTCCATGGGCGTTGCCACAGAGTATTGCCGCTACTCTGGCGGCTTTTACGGCACCTGCTGACCCGGAGAGGTGCTCCTTCTCGTTCCGTCGCCCTGCGTGCGTTTGAGGCGCCGGTATCGTTTTTGGTATCTTATGCCCAAATCCCGATATGTTGCGCCGAGGCCGAAGGCTCTTCATGTTTAGGGGAATAGATATTTTCAGCGCCGGCAGCGGCGGCAGATGACAAAGCAGGACTTCGATGAACAGCACAGCACGGCATTCGGCAAAACCTTCGTTTCTGGCGGCCGATCTCGAAGTGACCGGGGATATCCGCCATGCAGGGACCTTGGTGGTTCAGGCCAAAGTCACAGGCAATATCAGAGCCGCCGCTCTGACCCTGCAGCAAGGCGCTGAAGTGATCGGGGACGTTGAAGTTCTCCAGGCCAAGATCCATGGGTCCGTTCAAGGCTCCGCCTTTATCGAGGATGTGACGGTCGGAACGGCAGGGCAGCTGACCGGATCGCTGCAGTATAAAACGCTGGCCGTAGAGGCCGGGGCGATCCTTGATGCGGAGATCCGCAAAATGGCGCCGGTTGAGGTGATGCCCACGGAACTGAGCCCTGCCGAATTGGCCGCCGCAGAACCGGCCGCTCAGCCCAGCGGATCAGCCAGCGAATAATGAAGCACGATGGCGATGACCGCAGCCTTCGCTGAAGCGGCCCCCTCCATCGGCAGATCGACGGGTTGCGGCGCTTCCGCTTCAACCCAATCGCAGAGACCGCCCAACGTGCGGTCGTTGCCAAGTGCGGCACCTACCTGAGCCACAAGCCTGTCAAAGCATCCGTCCCGGTCACGCGCGGATTGCACAATCACCTCCAGTTCCGCCCTCTGTCTGTAGTGATAGCGCAGAGGCGACAGCGTGACCTCAGGCTCGCCGGGGTCGCCGTCGCGCAGGATCAAGAGGCCCGCAGCCGGGATGCGTTCCGGCAGAACCTCCCCGCGCAAGGTTGTGGCGGGCAGCGCGGAAAGACGCGTGACGAGCGCGGTGAGGATGGTTTCGCGTGTTGAAGCCATAGTTCTGATCGGCCGTTCTTGCAAAGATAGTTCTTTAAGGCTATATAGCCTCCAAGACATGGAGGCATCATGCCGTGGACTGTTGCGTTTTCAGCGGAGTTCGAACCAGAGTTCGACGAACTCCCGCAAGATGTGCAGGATGCAATCCTCGCGCGCGCACTGCTTCTGGAACGCGAGGGGCCGACGCTTGGCCGACCACATGCTGACACCCTGACCGGCTCGAAGCATGCAAACATGAAGGAGTTGCGATGCAATGCCGCTGACGGCGTGTGGCGCATCGCTTTTGCATTTGATCCTGATCGGCAGGCAATTTTACTCGTCGGCGGAGATAAGTCGGGTGGCAGTGAGAAGCGCTTTTACAAGCAACTGATCGCCCGGGCGGATGAGCGGTTTGACCGCCATCTGATACAACGGAAAGGATAACAATCATGGCACGTACCCTGAAGGACAAGTTGGCCGCGCTCGATCCAGCCCGTCGCGCAGGCATCGAGGCAGAAGCAGACCGGCTCCAGACCGAATATCTGACCTTGCGTGAGTTGCGGAAAGCCAAAGATCTGACGCAAGTACAACTGGCAGAAACGCTTCATATTCAGCAAGCGACCGTCGCCAAGTATGAGCGCCAGAGCGATTTGCTGCTCTCGACGCTGTCAAGCTATGTGCGTGCCATGGGCGGTAATCTCAAATTGGTGGTCGAGTTTCCTGGTAAGGCACCTGTGGCTCTCGAGGGGCTTGGAGATACCGAGGAACCGCGTCGTCGACGGCAGGCTGCACGCGGTGTTCGCCCGGCAGAGGCGCGCGCCTAGTCATCTAGCGCGTCCCTCCACCCAGTTCGCCACAATCGCCCCCGGAATACGCCCGACCACTACTTCTGCAGCCTTCGCCAGGTCCAGCCGTTTTGCCAGTTTCACCTGCCGCACCAAGAGGAAGATCGGCACGGTGGTCCGCCCCCGGCCAGATTTTGCACGAGAGGCCACTCCAAGCCCGCGACTGTTGAGCCGCCCCTCCGCCACGAGAAGGCTCGGCCCCCGAGCGCGGTAGATGAACCGCAGCGACAACCCGCGCCGCCGCTCCCATTCGCCCGGCGTTATCCGCCCCCCACGCCCGGATTTCCCGGCAGCAGCCGTCGGGATAGCCAGCCAGAGCCCGCTCTTCGACCGGATCAAGGGCCCGCTGTCATGCGCCCCGACAATCACCGGCGCGTTCGACCAGACCAGCGCCGCCGCGTTCAAGCTGGGCTGACCCTTGGGATAGGCTTCCGAGCGAATGGTGCGGGCAAGACGCGCCCCAAGTCCCGCTTGCGCGATCTGGTCCCGCCAATCGGCCTTGAGACGGAGCGCCGCGCCTCGAACGGCGTCCGAGACCGCCTTTTCGCCGGCGAGGAGTTCGGCTTGCATGGTAGCCGCGATGCTGCCGGAGAGTTCAAGACGGAGCTTCATGCGGGGCTTGCCTCGATGGTCCAGATCAAGCGATCCCGATCCCGCACCGGCTCACCTTGAATGAGGAAGGTCTCGTCCCCAAAGAGGATCTGCTCCTCGGGGCGAGGGGCAGGCAGGTCTGAGACCCGCACATCAAAGCGGAAGGTTTCCGACCAAAGCCGCGCCGCGCCAAACTCGGTCACAGCATCCCTTTGCCGCGCGATGATGCGAATGCGGGTGAACTGCCCCTCGCTGTCGCGATGCCACGCCTCATGGGCGAGGTTCGGATCAGCAAAGAGCAGATCAACTGCCACAGCAAAGGCCGTCATATCCGTCCCGCCTCAGTTCGAACTGAAGATCCGGATGGCCAAACGCGGGCGCTTGTTCACCGGCAGGATCGAGGCTTCGGTCATCAGATCGATCCAGCGCCCCTTGGCGTCGATCATCTGGCGCGCATAAAGCGGCAGGCCGAGGGTATTGGCGGTCTCAAGAAGGTTTGCCGGCCCGCCATAAGTGGTGAAGGTGTCAAAGGTACCAAGCGGGAAGGCGATCCCTTCACCTGCGGGGATCAGCCGCTCCGAGGTGCCGTTCGAGAGCGTGACCGAGCCGTTGTATTCCTCAAAGAGGATGCCCGCGAAGGGAAAAGCCCGGCGCATGTCTTCGCGCAAGGGCTGGCCACCGGTAGCCGAGAAGAACTTATAGGCCTCTTCGGTTTTCGGGTGACTGATGAGCTTGTCGAAGAACTCGGAACTGACCAGCGCATGCGCTGTGGTCATGGTCTCGCCGAGAAGGCTGTCCTCGATGCCGCGCAGAACCGTCCGCACCTTGCCCTGCACATTGGTGCCCGCCGTGCCAAAGACAAAGTCGACCGAGATCTGCTCAAGGCCAAACTCGGCAAAGTAATTGTAAAGCGTGGTGCCAGCCCCGTCCTTCACAATTCCCCGCAGCGCGTTCATCTCCATATATTCGCGGGTCTGGGCATGCTTGCGGCGCATCAGCGTCAGCTTGCGGTTCATCACCTCGACGAGAGGATCGGCGGCATCAGAAACCCCCAGCGCTGGCATGCCTTGGATGTCGGCCGGCAGGATCACATCGTCATGCGGGATCCATGGCAGAGCAAAGGACCGCATGGAACGCGCCTCGCGGTTGCCCACCGTGGCGGGCGCCCCAAGAGGAACCGAGGGCAGGAGGCTCAAGACGCCTTTGTGTTGTTCGATCACGATCGAACGCTGGGTCACGCCTTCAAAGCGGAAGAGGCCGATCTGGCCGAGGCGGGTGTAGAGGTTCGGCAGGATGTTGATCGCCTGCGTCATCTCTGCGAGCGAATAGCCGCCCGCGTCAAACGGGTTGCGGGTGAGGGTCATGGGGGAACTCCGAAGGAATGAGGGGCAGAGGGAAGGGCTGGCAGGCTGGCGACAGGCTTTGCCGCGCGGCCCGATCAGGCGGTGTCGCGCGGGATAATGCCGAGCGCGGCGAGCTGCGCGTGTTTGGCTGCCGTCTTGGCCGCGTCATCGACGCTGGCGTCAAAGATCAGGGACGCCTTCGAGACAAGGGCAGGGCCGCGCAGGAGGACAACGGCATCCCGATCTGCCGTGGCGGCGTCGGTCGCATAGAGCAGGACCGCGGCCACCGTCTGCGCGCCATCACTGCCGGTGGCGGTGCTGAGTTTAAACTTGCCGCTTGCGGTGATGCGGCCAAGGACGGCGCCGACAGGGTATTTGGTGCCAGCCAGCAGCGTGACGGTTTCTCGGGTGAAGTTGGGATTGAGCTCGTATTTGAGCACATCGCCCATGACGGGCGGTTGGGTCAGCACGGACATCGGGCATCTCCGAAGGAAGGGTTGGGGGTCAAAAAGAAATCCCCCGCCGGGGAGCGCGGCGGGGGATCAGTTGGGCGCAAAGGGACGGGAGATCAGACCTTCGCGCCGGCGGCAGCTTTTTTCGCGGCAGCCACAATCGGGCTTTCGGCGGACTTCGGGAGAACGGGGGAGGGCGGTGCTGCGATGATGTCGCGCGCATCGGCCGCAGCGGCAGCGCGCTCCAGCACAAGCTTGCGCAGAGCCTCGGGCGCCGTTCCCTCGCGCAAGGCTTTTGCCGCATCGATCGCAACACCCAAGCGACCCGCCTGCAGCGCAATCTCCGCGATCTCAGCTGCCGCCTCGCGCAGATGCGCCGACAGATCCGCAAGATTGCCAGGCTGCACTGCAACCGAGGGGACGGCCGGGGCGACAGTAACGGGGGGCCGAGAGGCTGCGGGCGGTGGAGCAGGGAATGCAGCTGGCGCCTCGTTGCCATCGGCTGAACCCTCTGTGACCTCCGTCTGTTGGGCGCCAGTATCCTGCGGGCTGTCGTCGGGATCGTTTGTGCTGGCCATGACGGCTTCCTTCTTGGGTTTGAGGTGAGAGGCACTGAAGGCGCGGGACAGCTTGCCTGTTGATGACGCGCCAAGGGCCTGCCGGAAGCTGGCAAAGCCCCGGGTAAGATCGGTGACCTCATCGGCCAGACCTGCCGCCACGGCATCCATCCCGCGATAGACCGCAGCCTCGGTGGCGAGAGCCGCCTCCTGGCTCAGCCTGCCGCCGCGTCCAGCGGCAACGGTGTCGGCGAACAAAAACCGCAAGACATCAATCTCACGCTGGATGTCCGCGCGCACAGCCTCGGGCAGCGGCGTATAGGGATTGCCGTCGACCTTGTGCTGCCCTGAATGGATCAGGCTGACCCGAACCCCCTCGTGATCGAGCTGACCGCTGAGATCAGCATGCATGACCACGACGCCGATACTGCCGACCGCACCGGTGCGCGGCAGAAGAATCCGATCCGCCTGCGAAGCGAGCGCATAGCCCGCCGAGAAGGCATGTTCGGCCACGAAGGCCCAGATAGGTTTTGAAGCTCGAATTGCACGAATCCGATCTGCAAGGTCAAAGACCCCCGCAACCTCACCGCCAAAACTGTCAATTTCCAAGGCAAGGCCCCGAACGGCAGGGTCTTTGGCCGCAGCTTCAATTTGTGCCGCAATCCCCTCGTAACTCGTCTGCCCCGAGGACTGGCCAATCCAGGCCCCCCGGTGAATGAGTACCCCCGAGATCTCAATCACGGCAATGCCGTCCACCACGGCGTAGGGCGCGTCCCTCTGTTGGCGCAGACGATCGCTGAGGGGGGTGGCCAGAAGGCTGGCCCGGGCGGGCAGGGCGGCGACGCTAGATCCGGTCGCTTCCCCCTCATGGTGCGCAAGCTCGACCTGCCGCCCAAGAATACGCGGCCCAAGCCCCGACAAGAACGCCATGGCCTTTGAGGGCTCGACCAAGAGCGGCGTGTTGAAGGCGCGCGCAGCAATGCGGGCGTGAAGCATCAGGCCTGCTCCTCGGTGTCTTGCGGATCGGCACCATTTTGAGGATCTGTTTGATCGACGCCGTCGGAATTGTATGAGTGTGCAACTTGGGTTTCAGCAGGAACCGCCTGTACACCCTGCGCTGGGGATCCCGGGCGGCGAAAGTCGAGACCAAGGGCCCGCTCGCGCGCCCGTTCGGCCGCAATCTCGCGATCGACCTGCTCGGCATCATAGCCGCGTTCGGCGATGGCTTGCGTGCGGGATTTCAGCCCCGCCTCGATCTGGACGATCTCGGCATTGGCGTCTTTCAAGGGATCGACCCAATCCCATTTCGTGGGGAGCCAGTCGGCGGCGAGCATACGAGGCCGCTCGGCCTCATAGCCGGGCAGAGACAAGACCTCTGACAGTACCGCGAGATCGAGCCAGCGCGCATAGACAGGACGACAGAGCTGGTAGACCATCACCGAATGCTGCCAGGCCGATACCCGGCGGCGGAATTCGATAAGGGCAAGCCTGGAGTTTGAGAAGTTCCCCTTCACCATGTCATTGGTCAGATAAGGATAAGGGATGCCAAGTGCGGCCGCGATTTGCAGCAGCGTGCGATACTGGAAGGGCTCATAAGTGGCCCCGCTATCTGCAGGCTGGCCGATGGTCACATCTTCCCCAGGATCGAGCCGCACGATCTGACCGGGACTGATCTGCATGCCATCCGGCGCCTCCTCATCGTCCAAGGGCGCGAGCGGGTTTTCTGGGGCGGGGGAGGTCACGAACATCGCATACATCGCCGCGACCTTCTTCCGGTCAAGCTCGGCATCGTCATACTGGTCGAGCAAGAACAACTTCACGATGGCCGGCGCGAGTTTAGAGACCCCGCGCAATTGCCCGCCCTCGACCGGGTCGATCACATGAATGACCTCAGAGGCCGGCACCCGCACGGTCTCGAAGGCAAGGCCTGGATCGGTACTGTCGCCGGGATGGCGGCGCAGGAAGTGGTAGGCCACACGCCGTCCGATCCGGTCAAACTCAATGCCCTGACGGATGGTATTGCCATTCGCGGCCACACCGGTCTCATGAAGAGGCAGCATCTCCGAAGGGAGCATCTGAAGCTGCAGCGGCACCGTCAGCCCGTCCTCTGTCCGACGCGGCCGGATCCGAACAAAAACCTCGCCGGCCAAGAACACCTCACGCGCGGCGCGGCGCTGCAGCCCGTAAAAATCGGTCAGACCCTCGGCATCCGCCTCATCGGTCCAGGCAAGCCATAGTCGCTGCAATTCTTCCTTCCGGGCCGCGTCCACCAGCTTTGAGATCGGCTTGATGCCGTCGCCGACGGTATTGGCCGCCCAGCTTTCCACCGCATTCACCGCATAGCCATTGTTGCGCACGAGCCAGCGGGCGCGGGCCGTGATGTCAGGGCCAGAAGCCGCAATCAGCGCATTCACATGCGCCCGCGTGGCCTGGAACCCCCGCAGGCGCCGATGGTGCTGGCCCGCATCGAACCCGCCGATGAAGGCGCCAAGGCGCTGCCGCCAGTGCATCGCAGCCCCCATCACAGGTTTTTCACGGCATAGGGGCGCAAGATGCGCCCGGCGCCGCGCTCGAGCTTCGCTATGCGCCGCTCGACATCGCCAATCGCGGCGGCGAGCTCGGCGTCCGTGCCATAGGTCACGGTTTTGCCGTCATAGCTGACCGACCGCGTGCCGCTATAGCGCGCGGTCAAGAGCGCGCGCAGGCGGAGTTTCAACTCGTCGAGGGTCATTGGGGTCTCTTGCTCATTCCATGTATCGGGGCGTGCTGATCTTCCAGCCGCGCCGCCGTGGACCGGTGATCTGTCCGGCCTGTGGCTCAGTCGCTTTCTCGGTCTCCGCGATCTCCACGGCGGCCAGGGTTTCGACCCCTGCCTGCTTCTCCAACTGCCGCCACATCCGCTCATCGAAGCGATCAGCGCCAAGTATCCAGGCCGCCGCCCGGGCGTAAACGCGGGTATCAAGCGCCTCATTCCGCTCCCGCATCTTCTGCCATTCCTGCCGGGCATAGCCGCGCCGATCGCGGATCGTGACCAATTGCTCGGCGACCAATTGCTTTAACCATTCGCTGTCAGCCCAGTCGGGTAGATGGATCGTGCCTGCAGGTGTTGGCACGCCCCGCGCACGATCCTCATCCGAAGGCCGTTCCAGCCGCAGATAGCGATAGGTTTCCGCCTTGAAGGTGGCCGTCGCCACGGTCCAGAGCCGCGCCCCGCGCTTGAGCTTGCGCCCATTTACGGTTGCATCGACAAAGGTCGGCCCCGCGACGGGCGTCGCCCGGTTGAACCCCTCAAGCCCCTTAACCGGTGCCACCTGCGCAATGCCCTGCACCCGTGCCCAAGCATAGACGGCGGCGGTTTCATATCCGGTGTCGATCGCCAGTTTGGCGAGCGGCATCACCGCGCCGTTCTCATGCACCCAGGTGCGGCTGAGGAGCGTGGTCAGCGCCGCCCAGCAGGCCGGATCGACCGGACCGCCGGGAAGGACGATGTGATCGATGAGCCAACTTGTCCCACCGCGACCCCAAGCCCAGACATCGACCTCGATGCGGTCCTTCTGCACATCGGCCCCTGCCGTGAGGAACAAGCCCCCCGCCGGGATCTGCGCCGCGAACACCTCGCGCCGGTCGGCCAACCGCTGCCATTCTGGGGCATCCCCACTTTCGACCCAAGTTTCGCCGAGGAGCGTGTTGCGGGCGGCGCGCAGCATCTCGTCGGATCCTTGGGCAGCGAGCCACTCTCGCGCAATCTGCTCCCAGCTTTTCCAGCCGATTGGTGAATAGAGCGCCGAGAGGTGGAAGCCGATGGCGTTCGGATCGGCACTCACCCCTGTGGCCCGCCACTCGCCCCGTGCCAACATCTCCGTCTTGTGGTGCTCGGCGATGGGCCGCTCACAACTGGCACAATGATAGGCTGCCGTTTCCGGTTTCCCCTTTGCCCAGCGCAAGCGCTCGAACTGCAGCCATTGCATATGGCCACAATGCGGGCAGGGCACAAAGTAGCGCCGCTGGTCGCTGGCTTCAAACTCGCGCTCGATGCGGCTCAGCCCACGGATCGTCGGCGTTGAGACCATGAAGACCTTGCGCCGATGCGCGAAGGTGGTGGTGCGCGCTTCCGCCAGTGTGACCGGGTCACCTTCCTCGTCGGCAGAGGCCGGATAGGCATCGACCTCGTCCAGAAATACATAGCGCGCCGGCATCGAGCGCAGGCCCGTCGCCGAGTTGGCGCCGGTCAGCACCAGTATCCCGCCCGGGAATTCCTTCGATAGCATTGAATTGCCGGCGTCGCGCGACCGCGCGGGCTGCACGCGTTCCTTCAGCGCCGGGCTTTCCTCAATGAGCGGATCGATCCGGCCGCGCGAGCTGCGCTTTGCCATCTCCACCGTTGGCAGCACCGCCAGCATCGGACCAGGGGCATGATGGATGACAAAGCCGATCCAGTTGTTGCCAGCCTCAGTGGCACCCACCTGGGCGGCTTTCATAAAGCTGATCCGCTGCGCCGGGTGACTGGGCGAGAGGGTATCCATAACGTCGCGCAGGTAGGGCGTCCGTGCCGTGCGGTATTTCCCAGGTTCCGCTGCAGCCCGCGACGACAGCTTGCGGTGCTTGTCTGCCCATTCCGATACCGTCAGATCCGGATCGGGCCGCATTCCCTGACGCCAGACGCGCAGGATCTCCTCGGCACCGTCAAAGCCGAGATCGAGGCCTCCGGTCAGATCAGATGTTTCTTCCTCCTCATCCAAGCGAGACCCTGAGGTCGGCAAGCGCGTTGAGCTGCTCTCGGACATGGGTTTCCAGAACCCTTTGCAGGATCGCAGTCTCGATTGTCACCGCCGGCCCCGATGCCTTCTCCATTTCTGCGGATAATTGCGCGGCCATGAGGGCTGCCACACGCGTGGGCCAGGTCACCCAGGTGTCGCGCTCTTGCCGGGCCAGCCGGAACACCAAGGTCTCGGCGCGTGCTCGATCCACCAGCACGCCCTTCTTCTTTTGGATCGAGAGCTGACGCTCTTGCGCCTGGTAAACGGTCAGCGCCGTCCGTGCCTTCAGATAGGAGGTGCTGTCCCCAGGCCCGGGCAGGCTGCCAGGCACCGGCGCCGGACCAACACTGCCATCACCGCTCGCACCCAACCCACCCCGCGCCCGCGCTTGCTGATCTGGGTCGGTCATCGCGCCGCGCCGTGCGTCGGACGCGGCAGCGTCGATTGAGCCATCGGCAAAGAGTACCAAGCGACCCGTCTTGCGCGCTTTTTGCACCGCCCCGCGGGAGAGCCCGCTATGGGTGGCGTAGTCGCGTTCAGATAGACCTTCCATGGGGATCGAAATTCTTTCAACATATTGGAAATAAACGGGAAAGCCTGTCTGTTTGTCGTTGATTACACTTCCCCGCTGAGCGAGTCTGACCCGCGAGACCAGGTGCATCGTGCACCTGACAGGCAGGGATCAGATGATGACCAAGCGCAAACTCACCTCGGATGCCGCACGCGACGCGCTGCTGACGGAGATCGCCGAGCGGCACTTTTTCCTAGAAACCCTCGAGACCCGGAACTCTGACCGTCTCGACTTCCACGATGTCGCGGTCTGGGCGATCCGCTCGGCGCTTGAAGCGGCTTATGAGGTCGGGCGCCAATCTGTGATCGGGCCCAATGGAGCGAACCAATGAGCACGCGGGCGCAGATAGCCATTCAAACCGGCCCCGAAGCATGGGCCCATGTCTATGTCTCTGTGGTTGCCGCCCAGTGTGCAAGAAGAATCTGACCTTCAAAGCCGGTGATCGAGTGCGGTTCTCTGTGAGGCCTTCATACGCGGCGTTCGCAGGAGCCGCTGGCCAGTATGGTGATCAGCGGAGCGGGTCCAAATTCACTACTTGAGCTTGATGCTCCGGACATAGAACTGGTTTTCCCGATCCCGATCGTTTCGATCATTTGCCCATTCAAGTCGTTGCCTTCTCACACAGTCTACACCGACGTCAGGTTGCGATGCGCCGCACTTGTGCGTGCCTCATGCTGCAATCTCCTTCGTCGGATCTCGATAATCCTGCTGTTTCGTAAGCATCGCCCATATGGCGCGCGCCATCTTGTTGGCCAGCGCGATCGCGACCACCATACGAGGTTTTCTGGTGCAAATCCGCGCCAGCCATGACCCTTCAGCGACCCCTCTCCTCCCCGCCCAGTTCAGGCGTGACATCGCGCCCATGATCAGCAGCTGCCGAATATCTGCCTGACCCGCTTTCGACACGCGCCCGAGCCTTTGCTTGCCGCCTGATGAGAACTGCCGGGGTACCAGCCCAAGCCATGCCGCAAAATCCCTACCACGCTGAAAGTGCTCCATGGATGGCGCAAATGCTTCGATGGCCAGGGCAATCAGCGGGCCGACACCTGGCATGGTCTGCAGCCTGCGCGCCGTGTCGGTTTCCGCGGCCAGTTTCTTGGCCTTTGCATTCTTCTCTGCAATTCGGTCGGAAATCTGCGCAATCTGTTCAAGCAGCTCGCGACATTCCTCTCGAACCAGTTCCGGCAGGTCGGAATTGGGTGCCTCGATGATTTCCGAGATCCGTGGGAGGTGCTTGATCCCTTGGGGCAGGACATGCCCGTATTCATAGAGGACCGAGCGCAGGGAATTCACTAGGTCGGTGCGCTGGTGAACGAGGCGCTCGCGTGCGCGAAACAGAACCGCGCGCGCCTGTTGTTCCTCTGACTTTGGCACAACAAATCGCATTTCAGGCCGCTGTGCCGCGATCACGATGGCCTCGGCATCTGCCGCATCGTTTTTCTGGCGCTTGACGAACGGCTTCACATAGCGCGGCGCGATCAGTTTTACGGCATGGCCCAGTTTCTCCATTTCGCGGGCCCAGTAATGTGCGCTGCCGCAAGCCTCCATCGCGACGATTGCTGGCGGATGATCCGCCATGAACCGGCGGAACTGTTCGCGCGTCAGCTTCTTTCGGAACTTGACTTCGCCGCTGTCTGAAGCCCCGTGAAGCTGAAAGACGTTCTTTGCCAAATCAACCCCAATGATCGTGTCCATCGTCATGATTGCCCTCCTTCCATGCGTTCGTGGCGATTGTTGCCACTTTGGCATATTGCGATGCACTCGGGGGAGGGCGGCAACCATTCCATTCACTATGATGGCTACCCCGCCCACATGCTGCCTGCGCTGGCCGCTTGGACGCCGGAGGACATCGTCGCCGCGCGCGAGCTTCGGCAGGTTCGCTCAGACGCGCTGGAGTGCTTAGATCCTCCGCGCCCCGCGCAGGTCTTCGCTGCCCCCACTTGCCAATTCGCGCACCTCTACCTCTGGAAAGACGGGGAATGGGTGGACGCTACCCCTCGGGATCAGCAGGCCAGATAGCAATCCTATTGCGCTGATTGCACTACGATAATCGCGGAGTGAGAGCGATGGTCGTCCCAAGAAAACGATGCAACTCAGCCCACCGGAGCCCGCCATGACCAAGCACGCCACTCTGCCCAGCCGCAACGAAGACGCAGGCTTTTTCGGGGCCATGACGACCTGCCCCCTGCGCGAGCGGCGGAGCGCAGAGGTCTGGGCGCTGGCCTCGACCATGATCGCCGCCGCGGTTCGCGCGAAGAGCGAGAAAGACCTGATTGGGGTGCGAGACTTTCTGGATAGCCGCTCGGGCCGCCATTTCGCCGATGATGTGATGGGGGCCCTGCAAAGCGGGACACCCGACAGCGCAAGTGCCATCAAAGCCACCATTGCCAAATGGCAGGGCTGGAGCATCTCGGCCCAGACCCAGCGCCTTGAGGGGATCCCGGCAGGGCTGCCTTACCTGACCGGCTGGGTGCAGTACTTCGCCGCAGCCGCAGCGCAGGGTGAAAGCGCCTGACCGAACAATAGCCCCGGAGACGCAGATGCACAAACTCACAGATACCCAAACCCAGATCCTGACCGCTGGGGCCCAGTGCCCCCGCAACCTTGCATTGCCACTGCCCAAGGGTCTCGTCGGTGCGGCGGCCAAGATGGCCGTTGGCAAGATGATCGACAGCGGCTGGCTTCAGGAGGTCGCGGCCAATATTCGGCGCGGTGACCCGCTTTGGCACGAGAAGGGTGACGGCTTCGGCACCACGCTTGTCGTCACCGACGAAGGGCTTCTGGCCATCGGCATCGACCCGGTGGTGGTCCAAACCATGTCGGCGATCCGCGTGACGGTGAAAGCCGGGTCCGAAGCCGAACCGAAAGCGCCGAGCCCGCGCGCCGGCACCAAGCAGGCGCACCTCATCGAGCTGCTGCGGCTGCCCGAAGGTGCTACGTTGGTGGAAATCACCGCCGCGATGCAATGGCAGTCGCACACGGCGAGAGCTGTGATCTCTAGCGCCTTGCGTAAGAAACTGGGGCTGAGCATCACTGCCGCAAAGGAAGGCGGCCGGGGAATGGTCTACCGGATCAATCCGGCTGTTTGATCCCGCCGTGCGGCGTCACGCCGCCAGTCGCTTGGCTTTCAGATCGGCGAAGCTCTCGCCGGTTTCCGCCAGTGTGGCGGCGCCACCCGTGAACTGCTGCCAGCGTTCAATGGCGACATCAACATAGGCAGGGTTCAGTTCGACCCCGAAACAGACACGCCCGGTGGTCTCGGCCGCAATCAGCGTGGTTCCCGACCCCATGAAGGGTTCATAGACAGCCTGGCCGGGGCTCGAGTTGTTCAGGATGGGGCGCCGCATGCATTCGACCGGCTTTTGTGTGCCATGAACGGTTTCGGCATCCTGATCCTTGTTGGCGATCTGCCAGAGCGTCGTTTGTTTGCGGTCACCCGCCCAATGCCCTTGCCGGTCTTGCGGACCGCATACCAGCAGGGTTCGTGCTGCCAGTGATAGTCGCCGCGGCTCAGGACGAGGCGGTCCTTGGCCCAGATGATCTGCGACCGCACGGTGAACCCCGCCGCCACCAGGCTTTCCGCCACGGTCGAGGAGTGCAGCGCGCCGTGCCAGACATAGGCGACATCACCGGGGAACAGCGCCCAGGCCTCGCGCCAGTCGGCCCGGTCGTCGTTCAGCACCTTGCCGGTGCGCTTGGTCTTGGCGGCCCCAGCCTGATTGCGCCAAGACGGGTCATATTCCACGCCATAGGGCGGATCGGTGACCATCAGCAGCGGCTTCACGTCGCCCAGCAACCGTCCGACCACATCGGCCGAGGTGCTGTCGCCACAGATGAGCCGATGCGGACCAAGCTGCCAGAGATCACCCGCAGCGGAAACCGGTGTGACCGGCGGCTCGGGCACGTCGTCCTCGCCCTCGACCGGGCCATCGCCGCCCAGCGCGCCTGGATCCCGCAGCAGCGCGTCGAGATCCTCGTCGGCGATCCCAAGCAGCGACAGGTCGAAATCTTCAGCCAATAGCCCCGCGATCTCCTCGCGCAGCGTCGCCTCGTCCCATTCCCCGAGTTCGGTCAGCTTGTTGTCTGCGATCCGGTAGGCCCGACGTTCCGACTCGTCGAGATGGCCGAGCCGGATCACCGGCACGTCCTTCAGCCCCAGCATGGTCGCGGCCAGCACCCGGCCATGCCCGGCGATCAGCTCGCCATCATCTGCGACCATGCAGGGCACGGTCCAGCCGAACTTCGCCATGCTGGCGGCGATCTTGGCCACCTGGTCAGTGCCGTGGATCTTGGCGTTCCGCGCATAGGGGCGCAGCCGGTCGAGAGGCCAAGTCTCGATCTGGCTCGGTGTGAACACCAGGTCCATGGGGTGGGTCTCGTCTGGGGCATGGCGGACAAGACAATGCGCGCCACCGCAAAGGGCTGCGTCAGTATCGGGATCCGCTATGGGGGAAATAAGAAACGCCCGAGAGGGTATCCTCCGGGCGCAATTCTTCGATAATCAAGGGGTAGGGCAAGAGGGGCAGCTTTGTCAAACGAAAAATGCAGGCGGATTCAATGGCTTCTCAGCAGGTGGTTTCACAGGGGTGGCTTGCAGCGAGGTGGCTTCCTCAACGTGGATTCATTGGATTCCGCAAAAGAATCCAGCGCGGCAAAGTCGTGATTTTGTAAGTTATTGAAAATGATTCATTAAAAATCACGACCTTCGCGCGCTGGATTCCGGGTGGATTCCCCGGTGAAATTGCCAGTCGCTAGCGAAATGCCGGGCAACGCCCCCCCGTATACGAAAGGGGCCGGGGAGGAACCATGCCGGGGGGCGTGATCGGCCCAAAGCGGACGGTCGAGCTGCACCATGACGCGTCTAAAACCTGCCTTGAGCGGGGGTATGAGATCACACGTTGACCTGGGTTCCGAGTTCCACAACGCGGCCAGCGGGGATGCGGAAGTAATCCGAGGCCGGTGTGGAGTTGCGGGCCATCAGGATGAAGAGCCGCGCCATCCAAGCGGGGATCTCGCGTCGGGACGAGAGGCGCAAGCTGCGACGCGACAGGATGAAGGAGGTCGCCATGATGTCGAACTTCCACCCGAGCTTGCGGCAGAGCGCCAGACCCTTGGGCACGTCGGGTTCCTCAGCGTAGCCCCAGGTCAGAGTGACTTGCCGGAAACCGGCAGCGAGGTCGATCATGGTCACGCGATCCTCGGGTGCGACGCGGGGGATATCGGCGGTCCGGATCGTCAGGATGACGTTTTGTTCGTGCAGGACCTTGAAGTGCTTCAGGCTGTGCAAGAGCGCAGCAGGGGCATAGTCGGGGTCCGAGGTCAGGTAGACCGCCGTCCCGGGGACTTTCGGCAATGGCTTGGTCATCTGCATGCTGATGAGCTTGACGAGGCCCATCTCGCCCTGCGCCTCTTTGCCGAGCACGACGCCCGTCCCTTTGATCCAACAGGTCATGGTGATCACCATTAATGTGGCCAGTCCCAAGGGCAGCCAGCCGCCCTCGAAGAGTTTCAGGAGGTTGGCGCCCAAAAAGGTCAGGTCCAAAGCGAGGAAGGGTGCGAAGAGTGCCACGGCCAGAGGGGCGCGCAGGCCCCAGTGCTTGTGCGCGACGACCATGGCTAGGGTCGCCGTCACGACCATGGTCCCGGTCACCGCGATGCCATAGGCCGAAGCCAGCGCCGAGGAATTGCCGAACACCACCACCAAGACCAGGACGGCGACCATCAGGCCTTGGTTGACGGCGGGCATATAGATCTGACCTTCCTGCGCGTCCGAGGTGTGGCGGATGCGCATGCGCGGAAGGAGCCGCAATTGGATCGCCTGGCGGGTCAGGCTGAAGGCCCCAGAAATCACGGCTTGGGAGGCGATGATCGTGGCGGCGGTGGCCAGAACGACGACAGGCAGAAGCAGACTCTCAGGGTAAAGCCGGAAGAAAGGGTTTTCCAGCGCGGCGGGGTCCTTCAGGATCAGGGCACCCTGACCGAAGTAGTTCAGCAGAAGCGAAGGCAGGGCCACGACGATCCAGGCCAGCTGGATCGGACGGCGGCCGAAATGGCCCATGTCCGCGTAAAGCGCCTCAGCCCCGGTGACGGCAAGGAAGACCGCGCCGAGGACGATCAAGCCAAGCTTACCGTTCGACGTCAGGAACTCCAGCGCCTGCAGCGGGTTCAGCGCGGCCAGCACTTGGGGCGCATCGGCGATGTGCCAAAGCCCCCCCGCAGCCATCAGGACGAACCAAACGAGCGTGATCGGCCCGAAGAAGACCGCAACCGCCGCCGTGCCGCGGAATTGCACCAAGAAGAGGCCAATAATGATGACGACTGAGATCGCCTCGATCCAGGGGTCGAAGGCCGTGGTGATCAGGCTCAGGCCCTCGACCGCCGACAAGACCGAGATGGCAGGCGTGATCGCCGCATCGCCGAAGAACAGCGCCGCGCCGACCAGGCCGAGCGCCAGAACCAACCGCCTGCGACCTCCCAAGGACCGCTCGGCAAGAGCCAGAAGGGAGAGCGTCCCTCCTTCGCCCTGGTTGTCGGCCCGCATCAGGAGCGCCACGTATTTGACAGTCACGATGATCATCAGGGCCCAGGTGATCAGCGACAGGACGCCCAGGACATCGGCCGGATTGACCTCGCCATGCTGGGCGCCTGCCGCCTTCATCGCTTCGCGGAAGGCGTAAAGCGGCGATGTACCGATGTCGCCGTAGACCACGCCAATGGCGGCGAGCGAAAGCGACAGGAGCCCGGCCTTGCCGGGGGCATGGGGCTGTGGGACGGAGAGGTCGGTCATGAGGAGGGCTCGGGTGGCACCGCCTGTGCGACGGCGCCTCCTTCTCGCCCGGGCCTGCATAAGGATGCGATGGGGAATGCGCAGTGATTTATAAGGATTGCATAAAGACGGTGGACAAGGCTGCCCCAAGGCCGAAAAGCTGGACCTATGGATGCAACGACCGACCTTTTGCCTGACACCAGACCCTGGCCCCCGGCCCCAGGGGCCGGTGCCGTCGCGGCGACCCTGACCCTGGTCGCCCTTTCCGCAAGCCTCGCCAAGCTGGCGACCGACTTCCTCCCGGTCTTTGCCCCCGACCTCTTGCCGCTGGTCTTTCTCGTTGCAGTCCTTGTCGCGGCGGTGGCCTTCGGCTTCTGGAGCGGGTTGCTTGCAGCGTGCACCAGCTTTGCTGCACTGAATTTCCTTTTCACCCCGCCGCTTTACACCTTCAACGTCACAAGGGTCTCAGACCTCGTAGCGCTCGTGGAGTTCCTGCTCGTCGCGGGGCTGGCTGGCTGGTTGACGGGCCGGTTACACGAACGGGCCGAGGCCGCCCGCGTGCGGGCCGAAGCCTTGGCAGTCCTTGGCGATCTATCAATGTCGCTGGCCGGTGCAGAGACCGAAAAAGCCGCCCTGCAGGCCACGCTTGCGCCGCTCGCCCGGCTTTGCCAGGGTGAGGCGGTCGTGATGACGCCAGAGGGTCTGCTGCCCGATGGCGCCGGCCTCGATCCAGTGACCCAGGCGGCCTGCGACCGGGCCTTGCGCAGCCAGCAACCGCAAGCCGCCGCCGCCCCGGGCTGGGAGGGAAGCCGGCTGACCTTCGTCCCCCTGGCCGAAGGATTGGTTCTGGGTCACACGCCGCCTCCGGGACGCGAAGGGCACTTGCGCGAAATAGCCATTGTACAAGCAGTGCGCCTGACCCAACTTGCCCTGCAGCGGCTGGCGTTCGCTGCCCATGCCCGCGCCGAACGCCAGCGTGCCGAGGCCGAGGCGACGCGGGCCGCCGTCTTGGCATCGTTCGGCCATGACTTGCGCACACCCTTGGCCACGATCCTCGGCGCGGCCTCAGCGCTGAAAGACCTGGAGCTTGCGCCGCCGGCCCGCACCGACCTTCTGACCGCTATCGAGGAAGAGGCCTTACGGCTGAACGCACATGTTGGCAACCTGATGCAACTCTCCCGGCTGGAGGCGCAGGCTCCGATGCGGTGCGATTGGGTGGATATCGGCGACCTCGCCACCGCTGCGGCCGCGAGGCTGCGCCGCGCTCGCAGGGGCGAGATTCGCCTAGACTTGGGTGATCTGCCGATGTTGCGCTCGGAAGGCGGACTGATCGAGCAGGCGCTGTTCAACCTTATGGATAATGCGTTTGCCCATGGCTGCCCTCCCGTCACGGTGACGGCGATGGCAACCAACGAGAGCCTTTGCGTCGCCGTTAGCGATGCAGGCCACGGCTTGCCTGCGGCCCTCGCGGCCTGGCTTTCGGGGCCGGACCTGCGCCCTGCCTTGGGGCAGGGTGGCCTTGGTCTCGCAGTCGCCAAGGGCATCGCGCGCCACCTTGGCGGTCAACTGACCTCCGAGGGCGCAACCTTCACCTTCAGGCTTCCGACATGACCCGCCCTTTGATCTTGATCGTTGACGATGAGGCGCAGATCTTGCGCTTTCTTTCTCCCGCCCTGCAGGCCGCAGGCTATGACACCTGTACCGCCGCGACCGGAGTCGATGCGCTCGCGGCCCTTGAGCGCCGGCCGGATCTCATTGTCCTGGACCTCGGCCTGCCAGACATGGACGGCAAAGCCGTGATCGAGCGGCTGCGGGCCACCCATGATCTGCCGGTGATTGTTCTGTCGGCCCGGGATCAGGAGATGGAGAAGATCATGGCTCTGGACCTTGGCGCTGATGACTTCGTGGCCAAGCCCTTCGCCATCGGCGAGCTTCTGGCGCGGCTTCGCGTCTGCCTGCGCCCGGCCCGCAAGGCGTCGGAGCCCCTGCTGCGTCTGGGGCAGCTGCAGATCGACCTGGCAGCCCATCAGGTGATGCGGGGAGCTGACGAGATCCACCTGACCCCCAAGGAGTTCGATCTGCTGGCAGCCCTCGCCGAGACGCCCGGCCGCGTCCTGACCCACCGCCAGCTTCTCGTCCGTATCTGGGGCCCCGCCCATGTCGAAGACGTGCCCTATCTGCGCGTCTTCATCGGCCAACTGCGCCAAAAGGTTGAGGACGACCCGTCCCGCCCTATCCTTATCCAGACTGAGCCCGGCGTTGGCTACCGCGGCAGACAGCCCGACTGAAAACAGCCCCGGAATGTCCCCATTCTGCCCCTTGGGTCAATCTTTTCAGCTCCTGCCGCGTCCTCGAAACACAAGCTCCGGCAAAACGGTCTCCCATTCGCAACGTTTTATGTAGGTCTGAAACGCCTCCTCGCTATCTGATTTGCGCCAGCGGACGATAGCACCGACCTTGCCCGAAACTAGATCTGTGCCTTCAGGTGGCCCCCAACTTCCTGCCATGCGCCCAAGTACGCGCCCCTGTGCGTCTAGGATCATCCATTTTCCCTCGCGCCGTTCCAGCGCCACCTTGTCGCCAATTTCGGCCTCGGCGATGGCTGCATGCGTCTGGCTCGTCTCCGCGAGGCGACCGGCAAAAGAGAGGTCGACTGAGCCCATATCTGGCAGCTGATATTGGTCCGGCTCGGGCAGGTCTAGCTGTCGGGGTGTCTCAACTTTGCGCAAAAGCTCGCTATCGCTGTCTGCGCGGACGAAAGCATGGGCGCCGCAGGTCACCACGGCCAGGCTGTGACGCGCTCGGGTCATGGCGACGTAGAAGAGACGCCGCGGTGCCTCGCCGTCCTCGCCCCGCGAGATCGTTTGCCAACCGCCGTTTAGAATGATTACATGATCGAACTCCAACCCTTTGGACCGATGGGCGGTCAAGAGCAAAAGCCCGCGCTGCTCTCCCCGGATGTCCTGCGACCACTCGGCCAGCCATTCCAGCACATCGGGAACCGAGATCGTCTTGGTGCCAAGATCGCGGGCCAAGTCAGCGATGCCCTCGGCAATCAACTCGACCCAGCGCGTTTGGCGCTGTTGATTCAGCACATTGAAGATGTCCTGAATCGTGAGCATCGCCGTGGGTTGCTGCCGCAGACCTGCCACCAAAAACTGCATCTCGCGTAGCCGCCAGACGCTTGGCAGCTTTTCATTGGCCATCTCGACCTGAAGACTCATTTTCTCCGCATAGGCCCGTACCGGCCCGAGGCGGCGCCAATCACGCGAGATGATGGCCGTACGTGACCATGAGAAATCCGGGTCAAGCCGTGAAAGGCGGATGAGTTCATCCACAGCCGCCACCGCCTGAGCGACATCATCCCCTGCCACGTCGAGAAACTGCACACGCCCTCGGCCCACCGGGTCGTAGGTCGCCATGGCGCCACCACCCGGTTGGAGGCCGCGCAATTTGTCCACGGTAATCGGGTGGCCCGCCTTCATCCTGCCCCGGGCCGGTTCGATGACTTGGTTGGCCGCGTCGATAATGAAGCTGGTTGAGCGGTAGTTCTCCGTCAGAAATTTGGGCTTGGCGCGGTAGTCCTCTTCGAAACGGCGGATGAAGGAGATTGAGGCGCCTGTGAACGCATAGATGTTCTGGTCGTCATCACCGACCGCAAAGAGGCTCAGGCGTTGATCCGCATCCTCAAGTGATCGACCGGCGACGGCGGCGATCAGCGCATACTCTTCAGGGCCAATGTCTTGATATTCGTCAACAAGGATCCAGCGATAGCCTTGGATCAGGGCCTCGCGCTGCGCCTCGGCTTCGGCCCGGCTAAGCCCTTCGCCCGTAATCATGCGCACGGCATCGCGCAGAATTGCATCGAAGTCGCGCGTCTCAGTTGCACCACCCGCAAAACTTGCCCCCACCAATCGCATGGCGAGCGCGTGGCAGGTCGAGACGGTGACCCAGGCCGCATCGTCGCCCACAAGGTGGCGCAGGCGGGCACGTATCTCGGCTGCGGCATGGCGATTGTAGGTCAAGACGAGGATTCCCCGTGGATCCTCGCGCCGGACGCGCAGAAGATAGGCAATTCGGTGGACCAGAACTCTTGTCTTCCCTGACCCGGGGCCAGCCAGCACAAGGACGTTGGTCTGCTCTCGGTCATCGGCCACGATCTCTTGCTGGACGGGGTTGCCGAGATCCTCGACGATCTGTTTCCAAGCCCGCCCGGTGGTTTGACGTCGGGTTTCGACGCCACGCCCGGGCATCCAGCGGCGCAGGAAGCGATCCTGGTCTAGGGTAAAATAATCCTGAGAGAGACGTTGCGCCTCATCAATCCGCTCCAGCCCCTTTTCGGCATAGGCGGCCATGACATGGGTCTGCAAGGTCTGCTCGCGGTAATGCTCCTGCAGCGGCAAGAAGTCCTTGGTTGTGAAAGGTACCCGCTCGGGGTTCAGGTGGATTGTCATGGCCGAGCGGAACACCGTCAGACCCTTGCCAAGCGTCAACACCTGCTGTTCGTGCAGCCACAAGAGAGCGCGCTCCATCAGCTTGGTCATATCCTTGACACCGGAGGCCTTGATAACCGCATCCCCGTTCAGCACAGCCAGAAGGTCACCAAGCGTCGTCTCGACCTGAATGTCCTTGCCCTTCGAGCCGGTTGACACCTTGGCGATCAGAAATTCCATGAGCCTCTCGGCAGCCGCCCAGCGCAGGGCCGCCGTTTGGTCCACGGCGCGCCAAGAGCGCAGCAGCACGAGTTCGAGCGTCTTGGAAGAGAGCTTCCGCAGCCGAATGTTTCCATGGCCGCCATCCTCGTTTCGCCCGTCCCGCTCGATGCTGCGCAAGAGGCGTTCTAGGATATGAGGACCTGCACCCGAATTACCCAACTCCCGCATCTTCTGGCTGGCAATCGTCAGGTCGAGCTGGCAACCACCATTTGCATCGGCGGTCGGGGCCATTTCTCGCATTGTGCCGATCAGCGCACGTTCCAGCGCCCGCGCCGCCGCGAAGCGTTGACGGGAGGCGTTTTCAACCCCGACATGAATTTGAACCGTGATGGCGATGTCATTCTTGGCCAGTCTTAGGGTCTCGAGGTCCGCCATAGCCTTGGAAAGCCCGTGATGCGTTAGGCCTGCAATCCCCGTCAACTCGTCAGCCGAGATGCCTTGGTCGGCCGGCGCATTCATCAGATGGAGCACGATGTCCAGAAGCTGCTTGCGCCGCGCCGACGTGATCTGCGCTTGATCGAGCCGCGCCGCGGCCTCATCCAAAGTGCGGACCATCAGCGACGACGGAAAGACTCGCACCCGGTTCTCTTCACGCGAAACAAGGGTTGCCTCTTCCAGCCACGAGACCGCCGTCTTGACCCGCGTGTCATCCGTTGCGCTGTCGCGAACAAACTCGCGGTCCTTCTCCTCGCGCACAATTTCCCCGGTTGTTGCGACCACCGTGCCACCATTTCGGCCATGTTCGTCGATCCGTCGGAGCGCCTTGAGGATCGCGCCGATCTCGTGCCGCTCGAGGCGGGATCGGGCAGAGAGCGTGAACTGCCGCTCGACGTCGTCGGTGTGATAGAGCAACACGCAATCCGCCGGCATCCTGTCGCGCCCGGCCCGGCCCGCTTCTTGTAAGTAATTCTCCAGCGAGCCCGGGATATCGGCATGGACAACCAGCCGGATGTCGGGTTTGTCGATCCCCATGCCAAAGGCATTTGTGGCAGCGATCACGCGCAAATCGCCCACACGAAAAGCCTCTTGGATGGACCGCTTGTCATCAATTGTCAGCCCGGCATGGAAATGCGCTGCTGCCAAGCCTTGCACCTTGAGAAACGCTGCAATCCGTTCGGTCTCTTTTCGCGTGGAGCAGTAGACAACCGCACCGGAGCGGCCCTCGGGCAAGCGATCCTGTATCGCCGTTAGAACATCTCCAAGTTTGCTCTCTTTCCGTGTCGCTAGGACCGAAAATGACAAATTTGTCCGTGCCGCCCCGCCGTCGAAAAGGGCCAGGTCGATCCCGAGCCTCCCACGGAAATGGTCGGTGATGTCACGAACGACCTCGGGCTTGGCGGTGGCCGTCAGGCAAAGGACCGGGGCCGGTGGCGCATCACCCGAAAATTCGCGGATGAAGCGACCAATGTAGCGATAATCGGGCCGGAAATCATGCCCCCACTTCGAGACGCAATGCGCCTCGTCCAAAACCCATAACCCGACCTCACGCTGTCTAAGGACAGAGCGCACCGAAACCGAGCGCAATTGCTCTGGCGATATCAACAGAATAGACGCCTGACCAAGCCTAACCCGGTCCAATGCCTCTTGGCGCTCGGGCATCGATAGCATGCCGTTGATTGTCACCGCTGAGGATATTCCCGTGCGTTCCATCCCCTGGACCTGGTCGGCCATCAAGGCCACGAGAGGCGAGATGACAACCGTGAGCGCGCCGGTTTTGTCGTAAAGGCTTAAAGCAGGGACCTGATAGCAGACTGACTTGCCAGTGCCGGTGGGCAGAACGCCGAGAACATGGGCGTGGGCCATGGTCTTTGCGACGATGACCTCTTGCAGCGGGCGGCCCTCGGCATCCGCAGGCTCAGCGCGGAAGGCGGGGAAACCAAACCACTTCCTCAACGCGCCCTTGGGGTCGTTCATTGTGGCACACCAAGCGCAGGAAGGGGCGCTGCAGTTGGTGTCGCGCAACCGACGAACGATCAGTGCCGCCTGCGGAAAGGAGGCCCGCACCCAGGGCGGCATCACAGATTCCCCACCCGAAACCGATATCCATGCCAAGGCATAGGCCATCGGCCAGGCCATCTGCGTGTCCTGCAGCGCCTCGAGCGCTGGATCGACCTGTGCGCCGCAAGCCTGCCCATGCAAGAGCCTGCGGATTGCCGCAAAGGCTGTCGCCCGGTCGGGCGCGCTCGCGTTGCGGATATGGCGAAAGACCGCATCAAAGCCTGCGGAGCGATCCATCCGGGTCACCAGATGGTGCCAAGCCAGAAGTGTATCGGGAGCCTGCCCCTTGAAGGCTTCGATCTGGTTTTCCAGCACCTCAAACACCAGCCGAGCGTCAAGCTCCGGGTCGTTCACATGTCCCGCCTGCAAGCGCCCGTCGTGGTAATGCTTGACGAGGTGATGGTAAGGGTTGCGCGGAAATGCCAAAGGGTTCAGCCAAAGCGTGTCGATGGGTGCATCCATCTTGTCACGAAGCCGTGGTCGAGCAGCCAGAAGGTGCTCGATGTCATGACGCAGAATATTGTGGCCAATGATGTGAATGGTCGACTCGAGCGCCGCTTCCAACCTGTCGAGCGCTTGCTGAAGCTGCCCTCTTGCCGCCACAACGGCCGGGCCAGAACCATAGCGCACGGCTGCAAGATCAAAGATCTCTGCGGACTTGGGATTGACTTCAAGATCGATGGAAAGGCACCGCTCCAGCAGGAACGGTTTATCTTTGATTTTGGGTCTCAAGAAGCTGAGAAAAGGCATCCAGTCCAGTCATGTAATCGGCGGATTTTCCTAATCCTACGGCTCCCTTAACCGCCCGGCAACCCAATTGACCCCCATAGCAGAGGGCGCGGATGTACTATCATGCCGGCCATGCCGCTATTTATGCACACAACTGTCACAAGAAAATCCATGTTGAGATTTACCTTACGAGGTACGCATGTTGAATTTTCAGTCTGGAATTTGTCGAACTGGCGTCGGCAGCGAACGGCGCCACCCCGCCCATCTCGCCGCTACGCCCTCCGCCACCACGGCCTCTCCCTCGGCATCACATCCGTCACATTGATCTCCCGCAGCAAGCCGCCCGCCTGCAACCCCTCCTGCACCCAGCCCAACGCGGCACACCAATCCTCATACCCCCGCCGGGCAGCCTCGATCTGCTGCGGATGCGGCAAATAGGTCACCGGACAGGCCAACACCTCCACCGTCCGCCACTTGCCGCGCGACAGCACACGTTCAGTCCCAACCACGACGGTGGTGGCCCGCTCCCCATGCTGGTTCATCTTCACCTCCACAGGCACACAGCGCGGCACTACCCCTGGCATCCAGTCCGGCGTAAGCCCAGCGCGCGCGAGTTCCGCCACGCGGATCGCCATGCGCTTGCCGCCGAGACTGTCGGGCATCCCAGCCACGGTTGCCGCGATAACCTCTGCATCCTCATGGGTGTAACTGCCGACCTTGTGCTGCCCGCCGTCGATCTTGCAGCCCAGCGCCGCGCGCTGGATGAGAATGTATTCGAGGCCGAAGCCATAACCTTGCCCGCGTTCGGGGTCTGGACGCTCCGGCAATTCCAACTCGGCCTTTTCCTTGCCGAAGGCCCATTCCAGGGCCTGCTGCACCGACAGCATGCGCTTCTGCCGCCCACGCGCAGTGCCACAGATGCCCCCATGCAAGTTACGATCATGTTTCATTGAATGCCTCGTTCGCGAAGGCGCTCGGCCGTTACCAACCCACGGGCCAGCATTGCGTCGCGCGTGGAGTTCGTGATCGCGCTGACCGGCAGATAGCGATCAGAGTTGACCAGATCGGCATAGAAGGCAGGCACGTCGGCAATCGGCCTATGCGTGGGCTCAGTAGGTGAAGCCTTCGGCTTGCGCCGCTTACGAGAGGCCTCAACCGCCTTGCGCTGGGCGACACGCTGCATGATCCGGTCCAGAGCCTTGGGCCCATCGGGGGGCTCGGGGTGTTCTAGCCGCGAGGCCCCTGCGGCATTGAGGATCTCGACTGACGTCAACTCGAGATCCACTTGCCAGCGCCGAACATGCTCTCGGGGCGGCCAACCTTGCCACCAGCCGGGCAGGGACCCGTCAGGATCAAAGCCCAGCGCCAACAACAGCGGCCTGAACAATTCCTCATCGAGGCCGTCGCGCGCCCGCGCGTCCTCCTCCTCCTTTACAAGTTCCCTTACTGGTTCTCTTACAAGGTTACTGTCCGGATTTAGGACACGGCTCGGGGCATTTTCCGGACACGGCTCAGGGTCAAAATCGGACACGGCACCGCGGCCGATTTTCGGACATGGGGCGCGGTGGTCCATCAGAAATGCGCCGAAATCCGCAGTGTTTTCGGGGTGCGCGAAGGGCTGGTCGTCCTGCATGTCAGCGCCATGTCCGATTTCCGGACACGGGGCCGCGTGATGCTGGCCAAAGCCCTGCTCGAAGGCCAAGATGTAGCGGGTGGGCATCTGTCGCTTGGTGCCAGGATTGAGCCGCTGGACGCGGCGGATCAGGCCAGCGGTTTCGAGTCGGGCCAGGTGCTCGTTCAGCGTAGATCGGCTGACTTCGCAGTCTTCGGCCAGTTGCTCCTGGGAGGGGAAGCAGCCGTAATCCGGATTGAATCGATCGCAAAGGTGCCAAAGCACGATCTTCGTCGTGGGCTTCAACCCGCGCTGCTGGAGCGCCCAGTGGGTGGCGGCATGGCTCATGGCGCAGATCTCCTCACTGGAGGGGACACACGCGTGGTGAACCCGTGATCCGCCAATGCGCCTAGCGCGTCGTCCATGGACCGCACCAGCGCCCAGCCAAAGCCCTGCGCCGCCACCGCATCGCGAAACGCCGCTTGCGCTGGGCTGAGGCGTCCCTTGAGGGATTTCAGCTCAAGAAATAGCACACGACCTTCGCAGAGCACGATCAGGTCCGCAAAGCCGGGCTGAACGCCCATGCTAACGAGGATCGCTTGATGCTTTGCGCCACGCGGGCCGGCTTCAGTGACCTCATTGGGGCAGTGATGGACAATCGCTCCATTGGGGAGGGCAAAGCGCAGCGCCGTGACCACGGCACGCTGCAAATCCGCTTCAGGTGTGCCGCGCCGTTTCATACGCTGCCCTCCCGGTCATGCGCATCGCGACCGGCGCGCACAGGCGATCTGGCATCGAGGACCACCAGCAGGATCCGCGCATCTTCACGCTCCTCTGGTGTCTGCCCATGTTGGACCAGCACATTACAGGCGAGCCGGATCAGGTGATCGGAATGGTTCCCGACATCGGCCACGACGACGCGCGCCTCGCGCAGCCGCTCTTCGATCCAGTCTTGCCGTGCCTGATCGCGGCCGCGATCTTTGCGAAAGGGCAGGGGGAAGCTCATCGACGCCCCCGTGCTTGACGGTTGGGCATGCCCTGCTCTTGGCCGCGCAGCCACTCCTCGACGCTGGCGCGGCGGTAATAGACCTTGCGCCCGATCCGGGTCGGGGCAGGACCGACGCGCTGCGTGCCCCAGCGGCAGAGGGTTTCGGGGGACATGCGCAGCGCGGCTGCCAGATCGGCGCGGCTGATCAGCTCTCCAAGGATAGGCTTCTTGGCCTCAGTTTCGACGGTCTGCACCGACATCGCTTTCTCCAATGTTCACCCGGGGACAATCCCGGTGCAGGGAAGAAAGCAGCTCACCTCATCCGGAATTTAGGAACGAACCGGAATTTAGAAATGACGATCATTCCGGATGTTATAAAACAATGAGTTAAGCGGAATTTTCGATGCGAAGAGCGTGAGCCAGCGGCCCGCTTCACCGGGGGGCGGAACGCGCCAAGTCGGCAAATGGAAATAATATTCGGCGCAAACTGCGTGACATTGCGTTTGAGGACGAATGGCCGCTTCGGAAGGGGGTGGCCATGATGCTTGCGGATGCAGTGACGCGTCTCGCCGGCAGGGTGGGTGCCCGTATCTTAGGCGAGGTTGCACGCTTTTAGGCGAATTGGCTGAGTGTTGGAGTCTGGCCCAAGGAGGCCGGACGCATCACTTCGCATATCTTGCAGGTCACATCGGCATTGCAGTTGTGCTGCAGCACCCGGGTGCCCTTGGTGTCGGGCCGGAAACGCAGACCGCGCTCCGGCATGACAATGCCGCAGCACTGGATCGCCGCGCTGCGGGCCGTGCGCGGTTCAAGAGAAGACGATGATGTCGAAAATCACCAAATCCTACTTTCTGCTTGCTGATCTGCCCGCGCGCTGGGGCCACAGCCTCACCGATATCAGTAGTTGGGCCTTTTCGGGGCGCTTGCCGATCGTCATTCCGATTGGCCCTGTTCGATGCGACAAGGAGGTCGCGGCCGGGATGGTCGGGGTGAATGCAACAGATGTTGCGCGCCTCCTCTTTGGAGGCCGGGATCCGAACCGCAGCTGCTGGGTGCGCCGCATCAGGACCGAGCGGGTGCTCGAGTGGCAATTCATCACGGACCCAGCGCAGGGAATAGAGGTGCGCCTCGAAGATCTGATGTTGGCCGCTGATGACGTGGCTGAGTTTGAGCAAATCAATGATCTGTTGGGTCTGGGCGGCAAAACAGGGCGCCGGGGTGGCCGCTCGACCAACTACGACTGGGAAGGCATGCTGGTGGATGTGATTGCGGATGTGGCCAGCAAGGGATTGCCGCGCACCCAAGAAGAATTCTTGAAGATGATGCTCGATTGGTTCGCGGCAGAAAGCGAGGACGGTGATGTGCCGGATGCAAGCACCGTGCGCAAACGCTTCGCGCGGGTCTGGTGGCGGCTACAAGACAAACTTTGAGCCAAGCCCAGCGCGCGGCACTTCATAAAATCGAGGGCTGCGATTACGCGGTCCTCGCCAGAGGTTCGCTGGAATGTACCAACCTCGGCCGCGCGCGCATGATATCGGCAACCTGATTGACGCCATCGCGCAGCGGCGTGTCCATCAGATGCGCATAGCGCTGCGTGGTCGTCATTTGGGTGTGCCCGAGCAGGCGGCCAATCATTTCCAGGGAGGCGCCACTGCTGACAAGCAAGGACGCAAAGGTGT